CTTGTGCGCTGGGTTGAGGGGATGATGCGTCCTGTCGGCGGGTGGCAGGCGCGAACCACGACTGCCCTCACCGGCAAAGCCCGTGGCATGATTGCATGGCGCTCTAACAACAGCACCCGTTACATCTCCGTTGGTACGCACTCAAAGCTTTACGCTATCACACAGTCCAGTGTGATTGTGGACATCACGCCTGTTGGGTTTGTTCCCGGCAACCCGAATGCGTCTGTCGGTGGCGGCTACGGCGTCGGCCTCTACAGCGCCGGGTATTACGGCACGCCGCGCCCTGACGTTGGTTCGGTGACGCCCGCTACGACATGGACGCTGGACACATGGGGCGAGTATCTTGTCGGCTGTTCTAACTATGACGGCAAGATTTATGAGTGGCAGTTGGACACGACAACGCCGACAAAGGCTGCTGTCGTAACGAACGCGCCGACATCTAACACAGGCGTTCTTGTCACGAACGAACGCTCGATGTTTGCGCTGGGTGCGTCTGGCAATCCGCGCAAGATTGCATGGTCCGATCTTGAGAACAACACGGTCTGGACGCCAGCATCCACGAACCTTGCTGGTAGCCTAGAACTACAAACGGGTGGCAAAATTATCACAGCCAAGCGTGTTCGTGGCCAAGTTCTTGTTCTTACGGACATCGACGCGCACGTCGTGTCCTATGTCGGCCAGCCATTTGTATATACATCTGAGTTCGCCGGTCGTGCGTGCGGCCTTGCGGGGCCGAATGCGATTGCCGTTCAAGATAACTTCGCGGTCTGGATGGGTTCGCGTGGCTTCTATATGTATGACGGTTATGTCAAAGCTGTGCCATGCGAAGTGTCTGATTATGTGTTCTCCGACATCAACCAAGCGCAGATCAGCAAGGCTTACGCCGTCAACAACTCGCAGTTCGACGAAGTGTGGTTCTTCTATCCATCGGCCTCAAGCCAAGAGAACAACCGCTATGTGATTTGGAACTACGCCCAGAACAACTGGTCGATTGGCTCGTTGGGCCGTTCTGCTGGGGTTGATCGTGGGGTGTTTGCCAATCCGCTGATGGTGTCCGATGATGGCTACGTCTACGATCATGAGATCGGGATGAACCACGGGACGGAAAGCGTGTACGCCGAGACAGGGCCGGTGCAGATTGGACAGGGCGACAATATCTTGTATATCAACGAGATGATCCCCGACGAACGCAACCAAGGCGAAGTGACTGCGACCTTCTCTTCTCGCTATTATCCAAATGGCGACAAGCAAACCTACGGCCCCTATACCCTGACGAACCCTACATCTGTCCGCTTCAACGGCCGACAAATACAGATGAAGGTGACGGCAGTTAATAACTCCGATTGGCGGGTTGGGACGCAGCGGCTCAACGCTATACCCGGCGGGCGTCGATGAGGCTCAAACTACCGCCAGCACCAAGCGCGTATAGCCCTAGCTATGACGACCAACGCAATCGTCTTATCGAGGCTTTTGCGAAGAATGCGTATATCAAGGGTGAAGATGTCGGCATCTACGCGCCAGCGAAGCTGATATACAACGGGTTCTACGGCCAGTTTAAGAAGACCACTAGCGTGTCTCCTGCCGCTACAAATACGGCGTATGCGATTACATTCGACACAACTGAAGAAAGCAATGGCATTTCAATCGGATCACCTGCATCTCGGATTGTCGTAACGGAAGCTGGCATCTATAATTTCTCAGCCCATTTTACAATTCTATCCAATAACAGCAGCGCAAAAACTGTATATTTTTGGTTCAGAAAAAACGGAGTAGATGTTTCTGCGAGTACGTTCTTGTCAACAAGTGACATCAATGGCGGGCACATGGCGTCAGGTAGGGATGACTTCTTTTCTTTAGTTGCTGGCGACTACATTGAGTTGATGTGGGCTGCTGATAGCACGAACCTTGAACTCCATGCATCTGCCGCGACGGCGTTTGCGCCATCTGGACCATCTTGCCTATTATCAGTAATGCAGGTTCAGTAGTAATGGGCTGTCAATTCATTTTGTTTTGTGCTAATAACGAAGGATTAGGCGGCCAAACCGCACGGGGAATATAATGGCGACTACAACAACCACTGCTCAGCAACTTAATCCTTTCATTCAGGATATTCTGGCACGTAACTATGGAGCCGCACAGCAAGTAGCGGCTATTCCTTATCAGGCTTACCAAGGGCCGCGTATCGCAGGCTTCCGTCCCGCTGAAGAGCAGGCCTTCGGCGTAGCTACCCGCGCCGCTACCGAGCAAGTCGGTATGCCGCAACTTCAGCAGGCCACACAGGTTGCTCAGCGCGCAGCAGGTTATACGCCGCAGCAGTTTCAGCAAGATGTCTCCGGCTTCATGTCGCCGTTCCAGACCAACGTCATCGACGCCACGATGGCACGGCTGGCACAGAACCGCGCTGAACGTGACGCAGCAACGAAGGCCCAGATGGCCGCATCGCGTGCATTCGGCAATGAGCGCCGCGGTGTATACGAAGCACAGCTTGCAGGTGAGCAAGATTTGAATACGGCTCAGACGCTGGCGAACCTGTATAATCAGGGATACTCGCAAGCCGCTGGGTTTGCACAGGGTCTGCCGGGCCAGCAGCTTGCGGGCGCACAAGCCTTGTCCGGCTTCGGTCAACAGGCGCTCGGCAATCAGCAGGCATACGCGGCGATGCTTCAGGGCGTTGGTCAAGCGCAGCGCGGCATGGCTCAGCAGAACCTTGATCTTGCGTATCAGGACTTCCTTGCTCAGCGTGGCTATCCGAGAGAGCAGCTTCAGACTTTACTTGCCGGTGCGAGTGGCCTCCCATCGCCAATGACGCAAACAACAACTACACCGGGCCAGTCAACGCTCGGCCAAATTGGAACGGCTGCGTCCGCTGTTGGTACTCTCCTTGATCTGTTTGGTAAGAAGGTTTAATTAGATGGCTCTGCGAGATTTGATAGGCATTCCGGGCATTCCGGGCGTTAACCCTACCGCTATGGACATCGCACGTTTGACCGCTCCGGGTGCTATGCCTAGTGCGGTAATGCCTATGCCCGCTACGGTACAACCTACGGTTTCGCCAACGGCGAAGTACATTCAGGATATGCAGGCTCTTATGCGCGGCGGGGTCGGCCCACTATCAGCCGGTGAAAAAATAGCCGCGGTTGGCCAAGTGCTTCAGGCCGCAGGCAGCCGTGGCGCGGTTGACCCAGCCGCTGTTATCCAGAATGTCCGCAAGCAGCAGATGGATAAGCTGAACGCACAATTTCAGATCGCGCAGTTGCAGCAGGCACGTACACAGGCGGAACAGCAGGCGCAGCTTAAAGCCGAATATGTTGCGCAGCTTCAGCAAACAAATCCACAACTCGCTCGTGCCGTTCAGTTGATGAGTGCTGATAATTTTGAAAAATTTATTATTGAGCAAAACAAGGCTCAGGACCCAACACGGCTTGCATTTGACCCACTCGGTCGCCCTCGTAATCCTTACACTGGCGCAGTCGTCAATCCGTCTGCTCTACTGCGAAATCTGCCTACAGTAGCAAGCGATGAACAGTTTAACGCGCTTCCATCGGGAGCGGAATTTGTCGATCCTGACGGCAACATTCGGAGGAAACCATAATGGGATGGCGTGATGCACCAATCGTAAGAGGCGCTCCTGAAGCCCTCCAGCAGCCAGTAAAGCCGACAGAAACCCCCGGTTTTCGGGGGGCTGTAGCTGGCGCTGAAACTGCTGCTACAGAGAAGGTCAGGGCCGGGTTGAGGCCCGGAACAGAAGCCGCGACTGCTTCCGCAACCGCACCCGTTCCTACTCAGGCAATCTACCAAGATTTGACTGCTGCAAAATCACTAGCAGCGGCTGTTCGCGAGCAGATCGACCGTGTAGAGCAGCTCTATAATCGTTCGCTGAAAGGTGTTGAGCCTTGGCGGGTAGCACGGGAATATTTCCCAAATATCGCGCCAACCTCGTCTATCAGTAAAGATGTAAAAGCGTTTAATACTGCGGGAAGTCAGTTATTTTCTCTTGCGGCACAACTCACTCGTATTCCGGGTGAAGGCGACCAAAACATGCGTGAATTTTTGCAGAAGAGGGAGGCCTTCCTGCCGAGTTCTGACGATACAGACACTTCTATTGAAGAAAAACTTCGGGG